CGAAGGACCAAAAAAACCACTAAGTAGGCGCACTGACAAGGTGTATAAGATTAACCCCGTAGCGAGGGAATTAAAGGACCCCAAGTTTAGGAAGCAGGTTATACCTAACAAGAAGAAGAATGTGAATACACGTAAAGAAAAGAACGGGGGAAAGGACTTCTATGCTAACCATTTTATGCCTATCAGCGGCAATATATTACGAGGCCAGAAACCAACCAGTTGATGGACAGTTGGCTGTGGCTGAAGTGATAATGAACAGAGTGCAGAGTGATAGGTATCCTGATGATGCCTGTGAGGTAATTAATCAGAATAAGCAGTTCTCCTATACCCACGATGGAAAATCAGATGACTTCCTCAAGGAGCCAGAGCAGGAGGCTGTTATAAGAGCCATTCTGGTAGCCTCTGAGGTGCTTCGTGGGCATGGGTTAGGCATCACCTCGACTCACTATCACACAACGGCTATTATGCCCTATTGGGCGCAATTCTATGACTATGATGGTAAGCTAGGTGATCATATGTTCTATACAATGGTGGAGGATTACTGATGGGATCAATAGAAGAAGAGATAGAATATTGGAGTGTGCAAAAGGCCACCCTACAGATCAGGAATAATACTATCAATGATGAAATAGATACACTGGAACAAGACCTAAAGGAGTGTAAGCAAAGACTTAAGATTCTACAGAAGAAAAGGGCATTAAACTCAGCGCAAAGGGTCATATGTCAAAATCACATAACTGACTTAGGTGGATAATATGAATGATGAATACGGAGAGTTAATGACTAAGTTAAAGAGAGTGCAGAAAGAGAATGAGAAACTGCGTGAAAGCTATGAAATCCTAAAGCGTGAAGCTGATTACTGGGAGAGAAAAGCTAAGAAGCTATTAGAAGAGAACCACAAGTTAGATGCACAAGTGAAATTATGGAAAGGGACAGGAGTATGATTAAAGTAACATACATAGACCACATGGGCAGTGACCTGTCTGTAGTAAATGCAGCTAGGGTGTCATTTGGGAAGAAGAGTGCAGCACTAGGGTACAGTGGGGTGGGGGATGAAAATATGAGACCTATCCTGCATGATAAGGATAAGAAGCTAATTAAGTACTTAGCCAAGCATAAGCATACGTCCCCATTCAATCACGCCTTTATGACGGTACATGTCAAGGCACCTATTTTTGTAGCGCGACAACTACAGAAACATGAGTACATGCCTTGGAATGAGGTGAGCCGTAGGTACGTAGATGATGAACCTGAGTTCTACGAACCTGATGTGTGGCGTGGCAGGGCTGACGATAAAAAGCAAGGCAGTGCTGGTGCTGTAGAGTCCGTACCTGTTGGTGCTTTAAAGGTTCAAGGCTATTGCCTAGCAGCTTACCAAGACCTATTGTCTAGTGGTATCTGTCCAGAACAAGCACGTATGGTGTTGCCCCAAAGCACAATGACTGAATGGTATTGGTCAGGTACACTGGGGGCTTGGGCAAAGATGTGCAATCTAAGGTGTAAACCTGACACTCAACTAGAGACCCGTATCGTGGGAAATGAGGTGTCGGGTATTATGTTGCGTTACTTTCCTGTAAGCTGGGAGGCTTTAAAACATGACTACTGAGGAAATGATGAAGATGTGTCGTACACTGGCACACAAATACAACTCACCTAGTCACTTCGATGATCTGGTCTCCGAGGGAATTTTGGAGTGCTTAGAGCAAGTGGATAAGGGGAACACGCATGGGGCTAATTTAAGGCGTATGGCTAACAGGGCTATGCACGACTACCTAAATATTAAGACACTAGCTGTAAGTGTACCTCTAAGTGAGCCAGCTAGGTCTTTGGCTAGGGGTACAGACTACAAGTCAACCATGAGCCAGGAGGGTGTGGCAAAATTGCAACAGGCTATTAAATCCACCAGTACACCGATAGAAAGCGCTGAGATATTTGATGAGGAATCTGATCCTGCTGTTGTGTATGAGAAAAAGCAGACTGTACTTGACATAGTAAGGTTATCTAGGGAGACGCTTAACGATAGTGATTGGGATTTGTTCTCTAGGCACTATTTAGAAATGGAGGCAACAGATGATATAGCTATATCTGAGCGTGTAACACGACAAGCAATAGAGAAGAAGTTGAAGAGGTGTGTTAATAAAGTCACAAAAGCTATGAACATTTAGGCTCTTTGGTTGCGTAAAGTCAAAAAATGTTGCTATAGGTAAGTACAGAGGTCTTACTTAGGAAAAGGAAATAATAATATGAATAAAGAAAGAGTACATCAGCCATGTCCATATATTGATTGTGGGTCATCTGATGCTTTCAGTTATAACACAGATGGGTTTGGTCGTTGTCACTCTTGTCTTAAGTCGTATCCAAGTAAAAATGGTGATACCTTTGAGTGGGCCAGAGACAAGTACCCACTAGCGGAAAAGGAGAATATTATGTCGTTTACACCAAAGAGGGTAGAGACCGCTGGTGATGGTCGTTATACACCCCTCCGAGGGATTAATGCCCGTACTATGGAAGACTTCAATGTTAAGACATATGATGGTCGGCAAGAGTACATATACCCCAGCGGTGGAATTAAGGTCCGTACCCTACATGAGAAAGGTTTCTACACTAAGGACGGGTTTAAGGGGGATGAACTGTTTGGCATGAATATGTTCACTGCTGGTTGTTCTAAGACTGTAACCATTACTGAGGGGGAACTAGACGCCTTATCAGTGGCACAGATGATGAAGAGTCAGTACATTAACCCTGTTGTATCATTACCATCTGGTAGTCCTTCTAAGAAGCTATGGGAGAATTGTAAGGAGTGGCTAGATAGTTTCCAGAAGATTGTGTTATCAGTAGATAATGATGATACTGGTAATGCCTTAGCTGATCGGGTAGCTAAGTTGTTTCCTAACAAGGTGTACCGAGTACCACACGATAAGTATAAGGATGCTAATGAGTTCCTACAGGACAATGCACATGTGGAGTTTAAAAGTGCATGGTGGAACGCTGCTAAGTATACTCCTGAGAATATCTTAAACACTGCCGATCAGTTTTTGTCGTTATATCGGGATACACCAGATCATGTGTACGTTCCTACAGGTATCACTGACTTAGATGATAAGATCATGGGGCTTATGCAGGGTCACTTCACAGTGATTAAGGCACCTACTGGCATAGGCAAGACTGAGGTTATGCGTTTCTTGGAATACAACATGTTACAGCGTAAGGTTCCTATTGCTGCATGGCACCTAGAGGAAACTAAGCTACGATCCCTTCTTGGGCTTGTGTCGTATGAGTTACAGGATAACCTAACTAGGCGTGACTTAATTGATGACAAGGGTAGGCATGAAGATGTTATAGAAGCTATTAAGAGTATTACTAGGGACGAGAACTTCTATCAGTTCTACTTAGGTGATGGTCAAGGTACTGATGAACTGTGTGATCAGATACGCTTCTTTAGTCAGGCATGTGGATGTAAGTATGTGTTCTTTGAGCCTATCCAAGACGTTGTGGCTGGACGATCAGAGGCGTCTAAGGAGGAGTTACTAGCTGACCTGTCCGTAAGGCTCTCTAAGCTATCAGCGGAACTAAATGTGGGCATTGTGACTATCGCTCACACTAATGAAGATGGAGACCCTAAGTACTGTAAGATGATAGGACAACGTGCCAGTGTTATCATTGATCTGTCTAGGGATAAAGAAGCAGAAGACCTTGACGAGAGAAACACAACATACATCACGGTACAAAAAAACCGCCCTTGCAGTGAAGAAGGACGGGCTGGCAGAATGAAGTTTAATAGTGATACGTTTACACTAAAGCAGGAGTACTAATAATGTCTAAAGCAAGAGAGTGGTCAGAAGAAGAGAAGCAGTGTATCAAAGAAAACCTACGTTATGATAGTGAGACGGGAAATCTTTTCTGGACTACCCACAGCAATTGGTATGGACTTAGAACGAAGGGTCCGGCAGGTTGTATTAGTAGTGGGTATCTTGGTATCAGAATCTGGTTAAAGGGGAAAAGATTTTACTATAGTAATCACAGAGTTGTTTGGTTCCTTAACTACGGTAGTGTTCCTAAAATGTTAGATCATATAGACGGGGACAAACTTAACAACAGGGTAGAAAACTTAAGACCTACAACAATTAGCCTTAACGGAAGAAACTGTAAGGCTAGGGGGAAGATTAAGTATAAAGGTGTGTGTGAAGAAGGAGTTAAGTACCGTTCGGTAGCATTTAAAGACGGTAAACAAATATACTTAGGTTATTTTAAAACTCCAGAAGAGGCTGCAAGAGCATACGACAAGTTTATTGAAGAAGAATTAACACCACTAGAACGACAGTTCGCAAAGACAAACGAAGAAATGGGGCTATACGATAATGATTAACAGTGAAACATTTACATTAAGCGAGGTGTGATGGATGCAGTATGACTTTTTTAGAGGTGAACCAGAAGAGGAAGGTGACTTTAAGGTTTGTTATGCTTGCGAAGTAAGTTTGCCTAAGTCCAAGTTTAGAGTGTTGGTAAGGCGTCACGGGAATAGACACACCCTTTCTTCAACCTGTGGAGCGTGTGACGATTTAGCGGAAGTTATTAAGAAGGAGTTTAGGCGGAATAATAAAATACCAGAGGATTATGCCTGTCCACTATGCAAAAAAACCCATCTTAATTACAAGAACAGTGGAAGGTACTGGACACAAAGTCCTTTTTCTGTTGATCACTGTCAAAAGACAGGGGTTGTAAGAGGTTGGATTTGCAACCCCTGCAACTCTGCGATGGGTTTAGCTCAACATAACCCCGACCTGTTAAAAAAGATGGCTAATTACTTGGAGAGAAAATGACTACAGTATTCGACATAGAGACAGATGGACTGTTAGATAAGCTGACTAAGATACATGTGTTGTCGTATCAAACATCCGCTATGGATGAGCCAAGGTCTATCTTTGACTACGATGAAATGAGGGACTTCTTCTTGGAGTACAGCATGGATCATACGTTAGCCTTAGCTGGACATAACATTGTGAGGTTCGACATCCCCGCAGTGGAAAAGGTTCTAGGTATAAAGGTCAATGCCAAGCTAGTAGATACGTTAGGACTTAGTTGGTACTTACATCACAATAGGACAAAGCATGGTCTAGCAGTGTATGGTGAAGAGTATGGTGTACCTAAGCCCAAGGTAGATGATTGGGAGGGGTTATCCAAAGAAGAGTATGCCCATCGTTGTGAAGAAGATGTTAAGATTAATGTGCGCCTATGGCGTGACCTAAAGCGGAAATTGGAGAAACTATATGAACAGTGAAGCGTGGAGACTTATAGACTACATCACATTCAAGTTAGACTGCGCTAGGGAACAGGAGGCCCTACGGTGGAAATTAGATGTTGCTAAATCTAGTATGCACCTTGCTGAGTGGCAGGGGATGAAAGAGGACAAGGTAGAACAACTAGCTAATGCTATGCCCCGTCATGTACTTACTAAGGTGCAAAATAGACCCAAGGTGATGTATCGTAAAGATGGTAGCCTAAGCAGTCACGGGGAGAACTTTGAGGCTCTGAGAAAGCAGTACAAGCAGCCTGAGACGGTACAGAGTTTTGTTGTACAGACGGGAGAAGAGAGGGGTAATCCTAACTCGGTGTCCCAGATTAAGGATTGGTTGTTTAGTATCGGGTGGCAACCTAGAACATTTAAGTTTGTAAGAGAGGCTAATGGTGATGAACGACAGATTGAGCAAGTCAGGAAAGATGGGGAACTATGCCCGTCAGTTAAGAAGCTGGCTGTTAACGATCCTGCTGTTTCTATTCTGGATGGTCTTTCTGTTCTTACTCACAGAATTGGGATACTCAAGGCGTTCCTAGAGTGTGAGGTAGATGGATACCTAGAAGCTGGTGTGGCTGGCATGACTAACACTATGCGGTTTAAACACGCTAAACCTTTGGTTAACCTCCCCTCAGTGGAAAAGCCCTATGGTGCTGAGATACGAGGGTGCCTGATTGCCCCAGAAGGTTATGTGTTGTGTGGTGCGGATATGACTAGCCTAGAGGATACAACCAAGCGACACTACATGCAGCCTTTAGACCCTGAGTATGTAGCAGAAATGTCAAAACCAGGATTTGACCCACACCTTGACCTAGCTAAACATGCTGGTGTCATCAGCCAAGAGGATATAGACAAGCACAACACAGGAGAACGCAGTTTAAAGGCATTGCGTAAGAACTACAAAGTAGTCAACTACAGTGCCACGTATGGTGTCAAAGAGGCTACTCTATCTCGTACTACAGGTATGAAGAAGTCAGAAGCTAAGAAACTACTAGCTGCCTTCTGGGATCGTAACTGGTCCGTAGAGGCCGTGGCAAAGGGTGTACGTGTACGAGAACCACAGGGGCTAGGGGGTATGTGGCTAAAGAACCCAGTTAGCGGTTTCTGGTACAGCCTACGCAGTGAGAAAGACCGATTCAGTACACTCAATCAGGGGACAGGCGTCTATTGCTTTGACACTTGGGTTAAGCATTGTCGTAAGGATGGTGTCAAAACGATAGGACAGTTTCACGATGAAATTATCACTTTGGTAAAAGAGGGAAAGGAGACACAAGAGAAGATTAGTATGGAAGATAGCATAGAGCGGTTGAACGATGAGTTGCAACTAAATGTACCTCTGGGTATTGATGCTCAGTTCGGTAACAGTTATGCTGACATCCACTAAATTTATTTTTGTTGTATGGTTGCGTAAGTACAAAAAATGTTGCTATATATAAGTACCCTCATAAGGAAAGGAACCCGACATGGGAAAGAAAGTTTACGTTGAGTGTCCAGTTAATTGGGCTAAGTTGCGTGAAGAAGACCGAGACATGGGTAAGAACATGCAGGAAGGTTCTGATGCACGAAACAAGATTGACGAAGTAC